TCTAATGTTTTATTACAGGAAGTTCAGTACAACTACCTGCAGGTAGTTGGAGGTGACTTATTAAAGGAATCTAAGGTTGGTGATGTAGTGTTTAACTCTACCGATGATAACGAGGCTGTTGTTGTACAAGTAATCGACAACGACACATTGTTATTATCTAACGATGTTCTTTCAGATGCAGGAGATGCGTTCTCTATATTTGCACCTAACGGTGATACAAGAGGGAATCAGATTCTTCGGATAGATAACTATATTATCTCTGAGTATGACGAAGCTACGAGTGCACCTAACCAATCATCATTTTGGTTTGCTGCAGGTATTGAAGCTGATAAGGTAACTCTAACACAACTTAACGATGCGGTCAACACATACTTTGTGGCTGACGTGATTGAGAGGTTTATTCAGAGATTAAATGCTCAGTCAGCAACAGCTAGTAGGTTAGACATTCCTTTAAATGAGTTTAGAGACCATAAATATAATCAGGTGTTGACAACAACAGCTATAACACTTTCATAAGATGGCAAATTTTTTAAAACTAAATAAATCATACTTGGGGCCTGAGGTCCTGAGTAATGGTTCTTTTGAGGAGTACGGTCCTGAAATAGTTCAGAATCCAAATTTTGAAAGCAGTACAGGTTTTACTTTAGGGACAGGTTGGAGTATTGATAATAATATTGCTATTCACGAAGGTAGTGTAGGTAACTTAGGATTAAACGCAACTTATACTGATGGAAAAACTTATCTAATTAAGTTTACAATAGACTCTATTGATAGCGGTGTTTGTAATGTTTATGATTCAGGTACAGCGTATACTTATCAATCTTTTAATTCGGCAGGGACATATACTGTATCTATAGAAAAGGTTGGTACATCAGCATTAGCTTTACGTTCTGACTCACCTAATTGTAAGATTAGTAGTGTATCACTTAAAGAATCAGGAGCTGTTGAGCTTGTAGATAATGGGCGTTTTGCAGGTATAGCTAACGGTACTGATGTAACTTTTGTGTCTTCACAATGGACATTTTCAAGCCTTACCTCTTCAGATATTGAGTCAAATGTCCTAGAGTGTATAGCTAGTGGGCCAAATGAATTTGCTTATCTTCAAGTTCCTACAGTTGTAGGTACTGAGTATAGATTTAAGGTTGACAGCGTTACAGGTGATTTAGCTTCTGACTCTGTTCGGGTACAGGGTGAAGCAGTTGATGTTACAAGTGGCTCGGGTGAGTTAGTTTTTACTGCAACAAGTAGTACGACAATCATTCAGTTTTATGCAGGAGATGGATATTCTGTTGCACAAACAAACTACACAGGCATATCATTACAATCAACCAATCAGTTTGCTTATGGGTACGAAAGGTTTGGTGTAGATAATTTAGGAGGCCAAAACTCTGTATTTGATTTACAAGCTAAGACTGTTAGGTTTGTTGCGGCAACTGAAAGTCCAAACCTTATTGAAGTGTCAGGTAATACAACAACCACGAGTCAAGAGTATCTTCTTAAGATTGATGTTGAATCAATAGTAGGTATTTCTGATTTTCTTTGGTATAATGGGTATAGCTACGACCGTATTAAATTAAAGGTAGGTGAGAATGAATTTAGATACACAAGGCAAAGTACTAATAATGCTATACTTTTTGGTATTGATGTTAATTCTTCTGCTGATATAGGTTCATCGTTTACGTTTAATAGCATATCTTTGCAAGAGGTTGTGAATCAACCAAAGCTAATTGGGGTTGATAACGTGTCCATGGTAAGTGCACCAACAGACAATACTGTTGTAATAAACAACGGACTTACTGATGGAGCTGATGAGCTTACTATAACTTACGCAGGTGCATCCGCATCTTCAAGAGTACAGATGAGAAACTTTTTCCAAGATAGTATCGTTCGTTTAGCGAATAGTAATAATACTGCTGAGGTCTTAGAGATAACTCCTCCGGTGCTTATAACTGATATAGTTGCAAGCTAATACAGCAAGCAAACAAACTACTAAAGAGCTCTTTTATAGGGCTCTTTTTTTTTGCGTATATTTGTGAAAAGATTTTAAGATGATAGATACAGTAAGAAATACAGTCCTTGCTATACTTAATAAGAATAACTACGGATACCTTTCCCCATCAGACTTCAACCTGTATGCAAAACAAGCACAGTTAGAGATATTTGAGGATTGCTTTTACCAATACAACACACAACTCAACTTAGAGAATGCACGTAGGTCAGGAACTGAGTATGCTAACTTATCTAAAGGAATACAAGAGACTATTGATTTATTTTCAAAAACAGCTCCGTTAGTTCAAGTTGCGACTAACACATATACAATGCCTTCAGATTATTACCTAATCAACAAGGTGCTTTGCTCAAGTGGTGGTGCGTTTAAAGGAGAGGCTGAAAGGATTAGTCAGTCAAAGATTACAATGCTTAACGCTTCATTACTTACAGCACCTAGCGTTGATTTTCCTGCATACACGACTGAAGGTTCTGTAATGACAGTATACCCTAATACATTTAATGGTGCTGACGATATATCAGCTCAGTACGTTAGATACCCTTTAACACCTAAATGGACTTACAGTACAGCTTTACAAGCGCAAGGCCCTGTATTTAATCCATCTGCAAGTGATTATCAAGACTTTGAGCTGCCGCTTGACAACCTAAATGATTTGGTTGTAAAGATATGTCAGTACGCAGGTGTTGAGATACGTGAAGCGATGGTGGTGCAGTACGCACAGGGAGAAGAACAACAAAATAACTTACAACAATAATGGCATATATATCTCAGTATCAGTACTACGAAAATTCAGGAGCAAACCCTGAGGATGCTAATTGGGGTTCATACCAATACGTTAGTCTAAAGGATATAGTCAACAACTTTATGTTGATGTATCAAGGAAACCACTCTCTAGTGAATAACGAGGACCGATTTAAGATTCTATTTCACGCTAAGCGTGCAGTGCAGGAGCTTAACTACGATGCGTTTAAGGAGATTAAAACCCTTCAACTTACAGTGAATGATGCATTACGATTCGTGTTGCCTTCAGACTATGTTAATTGGGTTCGTGTTTCTCTGTATGAGAATGGTGTACTATATCCAATGACTGAGAATATTCAGTTAACATCAGCACAAGCATACTTGCAAGATAATAATGCTAAGATATTATTTGACGAATCGGGTAGTGTATTAAAGCCTGAGTTCTCACCAATTGACGTTGATAGAATTACAGGTACTAAGAAGACGATATACTTGAATGAGAATAGCGCATACAACAACGCAGAAGGTTATTGCTGTGATGGTATGTGGTACTTTGATTTTGCAATAGGAGCTCGCTACGGTCTTAATACGGAGACGGCTAATGCTAACCCTACCTTTAGAATAGATTCGAAGGCAGGGGTTATTAATTTTGATTCTACGATGTCAGGTAAGAGCGTTATAGTAGAGTATGTATCTGATGGTATGGAGGGTGGCGACAACTCACTTATAACAGTTAATAAATTGTTTGAGGAGTACGTGTACGCATACATCCAATACTCTATCTTAGATAGTAAGTTAGGCGTTCAGGAGTACATTGTAAATAGAGCAAGAAAAAAGAAGTCATCGCTTCTACGTAATGCAAAGATAAGAATCAGTAACATACATCCGGGTAGATTGCTTATGAATCTAAGAGGACAAAACAAGTGGATTAAGTAGTATGGCTAATAGTAAAAGAAATTTTATAGCGGGTAAGATGAACAAGTCGCTTGACGAGAGACTTGTGCCTAACGGTCAGTATATTGATGCAATGAACGTACGCCTTGGTTCTACTGAGGATTCGGAGATTGGTTCTGTAGAAAACTCAAAGGGTAATACTCTTTTATCTGCAATTAATTTAGGTGTATTTGGTACAACTGAATATAACTTAAGTTCAGATGCTAAGTGTATAGGTGCGTTTGAGGATGGTGCTAATGAAACTATATATTGGTTTATACACGATAGTAATCAGCCTTTGGTATCAACAGGGAAAGCCGACTTGATAGTATCATTTAATACTAAAAGTCAATCAACTGAATACCATATTGTTAGTTTTAAAAATTCAGAAGACACAGCTAATACAACTTTAAATTTCAATCCCTCTTATTTAATTACAGAGGTTAACAAGGTGGATAACTTGCTTTTTTTTACAGACAACTACAACCCTCCTAGAAAAATAAATGTAAATAAAAATTACGAATACCCTACAGATTTAAATGCTAGTGATTCATTTTCTTATAATGATTTGCTAGTAATTGTTAAACCTCCGAGTCAAGCCCCTATTGTAACGGGTATAAATACAGGTGGTGCTGAGACTTTTTTAAAGGATAAGTTTCTGTGTTTTGGTTATAGATATAAGTATGAAGATAATGAATATTCTGCTACGTCTATATTTACAAACCCTGTGTTTAGCACTAAGCCATTCCTATTGTCTACTGAGACAAATCTTAATGAAGGTATGACTAACTCGTTTAATACAGCTACGGTTAATTTTAATTCAGGCGATAAAAGAGTTACAGATATAGAGATTTTATTTAAAGATTCAGATTCTTCAGATATAAAAATTATTGAGTCATTGAATAAATCTAAACTAGGGTATTTAGATAACAATACATACAACTATTCATTTACAGATAATAAAATATTCACGGTACTGTCAAGTGGTGAGATTCTTAGATTGTACGACAACGTACCTTTACTTGCTAAGACTCAAACATTAATGGGTAATCGTATTATGTACGGTAACTACGTTGATGGCTACAACTTAACTAGAAGTGGTTTAAATACTAGGCTTGATTACTTTACAGACGTTGATTCAAAAGCGTTAGGGTTCCAAGGCATAACAGGCGAAACTATTTCAACTAAAACATATACTATAGATGGAACTAAAACGTCTCAAGGAGAGCTATCTATACCTTTAAGTACTATAAATGACAAGTTAATTACAGGCTCTTTAATAAGTTTTAGCTTTAGAGTTAGCAACGAAGATGGTGTTAATTTTTCAGGAATACCAACACCAAAGCCTAGCTCTTCCAATCAAAATATTACTATGGGGTTTAGCTATACTTTACTTCAAGACTTTAATAGTGTTTCAGAGCTTATTAATAGTGCTGACTTTCAATCTAAGATAGGTACAGCTTCAAACATTAAAATAACTTCAGCTACTTTTTGTGATGGAACTACATTTACTGACACGTTTAATTGTCAGCTATTAAGTACTTTAGATAACCCTGCAGGTCAGGATTACTCTAAGTATAAAAGTGGTATAACGGCTGATGACCAACCAATAACAGCTACAGTTGTTAACGATACAACATTAGTTATAGGGGTTGTAGCTATGGCTTATACCTCAGACCCAACCACTCCTACACCTAATAATACTATATATGAATACTACGACATATCTAACGTAGAAGTTTTTTTTCAAACAGTAACTAGCCCACAAAGTCTTCACAGCAATAGAGGTTATGAGGTTGGGATTGTGTATATGGACGACTTTAATAGAGCTACAACAGCCTTAGTTAGCCCTAATAACACAGTTAGAATCCCTTGTTCAGAAAGCGTTAATCAAAATAAAATAAAAGTTACTATACCGACTACTCAGATTGCTCCTGACTTTGCCACAAGGTATAAGTTTGTAATAAAGCCTGACGCTGATAAGTATGAGACCATATACTCTAGATTTTATTTTACAGACCCTAGTGATGGTCATACATACTTTTTATTGGAAGGAGAAAACATAGCAAAGGTTGAAGAAGGAGATGTATATAATGTAAAAAAAGATGCGTTTGGCCCTTTAAGTAGTTGTGTTAAGTCTACAGTTTTAGAAAAAAAATCTCAAGCTGAAGGTTTTATAACGGACGCCCCTTCGGGAGTGTATATGAAAATGTTAGTTAATAATTTTTCTGTATCAAGAACACCAAACTCTGAAATACTTCCGGGGCAACAAACTGCTGAACAAAACTCAGGAGGTGAATTTGTAACTTTAGAATATGACGGGTTTAGTACGTACAACGGAACCGACTATGACATAAATAATATACCTGCAGGTTCTAAGATTAGAATAAAATTTGATTTATATAGAAACCAACAAGGTGGTGGAGGTAGCTGTGAGTACAGAAGCTATAAGTTCGATAAAGATTTCACCTCACCTAATGAATACGCTAGTATTATTGATTGGTGGAATCAGGAAAATATAGGTGACCTTATAGATACAGGAGATAAAGACCCTTCAAGTATAAATAATATTTATGATTCAGCTCTTGCTACTTCTCAAGCCGATATAAATAACTTTAAAGACGCTGCATCTTTTAATACAAATAGGTATCAATGGTATAAAGCCCCTAATGATGAAATAAAGTTTTTAGTCTCAGGGACTAAATCTTGCTCAGGCAGTGGTGGTGATGCTAATATAAGAGTTACATTTGAAATATTTAGAGCTAACGACATATTAGTTTTTGAAACGGAACCATCCGAGGCATTGCCTGATGTTTGGTATGAAGGACAGGACTCTTATCCTGTTAGTGCTAGTGGCTATCATCTCGATGGAGGTAACTTTGCAAATCCATTAGACCAAGACCAAACAGATTCACAACCTGCAATACTTTACTTAAACTTTGCTAACTGCTATACATTTGGAAATGGTGTTGAGAGCTTCACTATTCAAGACTCTATAAAAGGAAACTCTATGGTTATGGGTAACCGTGTAACAACTGTTTCAGAGCAAGACTACAAGAGAGCTCACAGAAGGAGTGATATTACATATAGTGGTGTATATAATGATGAGACAAACTTAAATAGGCTTAATGAATTTAATTTAGGCTTAGCTAACTTTAAATCTCTTGAGGATTCTTTTGGCCCTATTAATAAAATGTTTGCTCGTGAAACTGACATACTTGCACTGCAAGAGGACAAGATTTCATATGTACTATCCGGTAAGAACTTACTGTCAGACGCATCAGGAGGAGATGTTCTTACGTCAGTGCCTGAGGTTTTAGGTAAGCAGATAGCTAGGATTGAAGACTTTGGTATTAGTGATAACACCGAGAGCTTTGTTTCATACGGGGCTGATAAGTTTTTTACTGATGCTAAGAGGGGTGCTTTACTTCAGCTTAAAGGAAGTAGTGCATCTAATGAGCAGTTAAATGTTATATCGGAGTATGGTATGCGTAGTTGGTTTAGAGATTTATTTCAAGATAGTTTTAACACACAGAAGTTAGGTGGTTATGACCCTTATATGAATGAGTATGTTTTATCTAGCAATGACATACTAACTCCAAC